AACAATGGCCCTTTGTTTAATAAGATTAGCTTCTAACTCCTCCCATTCAATCTCTTTTGCAAGTTTCTCATCCGCAATAGTCTCAGCATCCTGGAGTAACTTATTATATTTTAATGTCCAGTTTATTTTATCCTTAATACCAAACACCTGATCCCGGAAAGCCTTTCCCTCCTCTATCATTGCTTTAGCCTGCTCCTTCATTAACTCTGCCTGCTCCCTTTGTTCCGCTGATGATCCGGCAAAGTCAATCACTCGGTTGGCTTCTGTTAAGCTCATCTGTCCTGTGGCTATCTGCCCCGATGCACGCCTTAAAGCGTCCTTTCGGGCTTTGTCGGTATCTTTTTCATATCCCGCATAACCGAACTTTAATTTATCAGCTGAACCTAAATACAGATCAACATTTTCCTTAACTCTTTTCCATGCCATTGCAAGGGTAGAAAGTAAGGCAGTAAACACCCCCGCAGCCCCTCCGGCCGTTGCAAAGGTTGATATTGCACCTCCTATCTCTCCTGTGGCTCCTCCAACTGCGGATGATAACTGACCGAATCCCCCCGCTGCCGCTGTTGTTAACTGAGGGTAATTACCTACATTTCTTTGATGAACTCCGATAGCCTGCTCCGACTTAGATATTTCTTCATTGAGCTTGCTAATTGTAGGAATCATTTTCTTTGCAGCGGCTTCCCCGGCATTAGCATACTGCTCTTTTAGCTGAATTAATAAGGCTCGTTTCCTGTTGAGGGAATCAGAAGCGGAATCGACAACTTTTTTAAGTTCTTTTTGCTTGCTTGTTTGCTCGCCAATTTCCTTGTTATAGGCTGCTATTTTGAGCTTGTTTTCATTTGACAACATGCCTTCCTCTCTGGCAACCTTCATCAACTCTTGTTTTTCCTTCTTCAGGTTGGCAAGTTGAAATTCTAACTTTGCAAGCTCGCTGCCTTCGTTGGAAACGCCGTCAATAGTTATTGAGAATGAAAGTTGTTTATTGTCGCTCATTTGATTATCGTTTTACATTCTGCAATTTCACCGTCCGTAATTATTTCCTGAAGGATGATGTAGTGGTACTCTTTCCCGTCATAGATCATATACTTTGCCCGGAACCCTTCAGATGATGAAGCGGAGACAACCCCCATAAACTGCATAAGCATCAATGGAGTGGTCTTTATCTTAATCTTTGCAACCTTGCATTTGTCTATGTAATGGAAAGTCTTTATGTAATAGTCATCATATAGGTCATCAAAGTCAATCACGCCCATCTTCGGGTAATCGGTTTGAACGGCTCCGTGATAATACCAATTAGAGCCTAATGCTGTCAATCCGTCCCATGTCAGAATCCGGGGAGCAAAGCCAACAGGACGGCGTACGGGATAGGGGCTATCTGTTGATATATATTCTTCACTGCCATAAACTGAGGGCAGCCCGGAAATGTACCTGTTAACGGTAGTTGCAAAGAATGGATTCGGATATTTTGTTGTACCCTCCTTTGTATAAACACTTGACAGAGTTATCTCCTTCTGATAAGGAATCCCGGTTTTCTCTACAACCTCATTATAGGATTGATCGTTCTTATCTTCCAAAAAGCCTAATACAATGTTCTTAGTATAATTTGCGCTAATAGGCTCTGTAAATAACTCATCCAGATTTACAACCTTCCCGGTCAGATCAATGACATTCTCTGTGTGGAAGTCGTCGGCGGGTTCGATATATACAACATTATTTCTTCTGTCAACAAAGAATACAAGGTTCGCCATATGCTTCACCCCTTGCAGAAATTCAAGGGCTGATTTGTCCGGCATATAATCAACAGGGTTAAGCGACTTGCCTATCCCCGCATACAGGTTCCGATGATCCCATGTGCTTTCAAATATACTATTGAGAGTGATCGAAGATGTGAATGTTTCATTCGCCGGGTTCGTATTTTCGACCTCACAGAATAAGGTGTAATAGCAGTACACAGTATCACCGGCTGTCAAATGAACCCAGCCCGTATCAAGCGCAACGGTTCCATTAACGTCACCTATGGTAATACTGCCCGACACTATATCTTCTGCAAGGCTTATCTCACTTCCTAACCCCCCGACTTTTTTATATATTGCACAGGTTCGATTTATTTCTCCGTCAGACCAATCATAAGCCTGGTTAGGGTCGGATGTGAATAGTTCATATAAGGTTAACTTAAATCTGTAAGTTCCGGTTTCCGGAATAGTATAAATGTCCCCCGCAAAATTAAAACCTTCATCCTTCGTCTCCGTATTGAAAGAGATAGGGTTGTAAGTGAATGTATGGTTCCCTAAACCCTGAGGCAATACCCATATCCCGCTGTTCTCCGATGAGTTAGTGGGCTTAACCTCTAATCCTTTATTCTGGATAAAATCTGAGTTCAAACGTGGTTCCGTGCCAAAGAAAAACAGGCTCTTTGCATAGGCCCCACCGAGCCACGAACTAACAATCGTATAAGGGGCAAGTATCAGGCTAATCATCTGGGCCACGGAAAAGGCAGGGACAAAATCATTAGCTTGCCAGTAATAATATAACTCGCTCCAATGCTGGCAGAAGTCAATCATTCCAAAGCGTATGAATGGGTCAGCTGCTGCCCATGAATCGGATACATTAGTAGCCGTTAAAGTGACTGCTTTGGCTGACAACCCTGTGACATCTTCTAACTTGGTATTTTCCAGAACGGCAGCCCAATCCCCGGCCTCTATGATGATCTTTGCGCTGGTGTCTCCTGCTGATAGAACCTTAACAGATCCCTTCATCAACTCCCCTCCATCAATAAAGATTCTCCCTACTGCTGTCACCTCTGCCCGCGAGGACAATGACCCGGCAAACTTTAATATCTTCTTATTGTTAGGGGTAAGCGGAATGTCAATAGTGTATGACTTGTTATTGCTACCCAGATTAATATCTTTAATGTTCCCAATCGAATAAACAAGATTAAGGTTGTCATTAAAATCCAACTTATCAGCCCCTATGTAGATTTCAATATTCATACTCAATATCTATCTCATTGGTGAACATATTCGATGATGCAGTCTTCACGCTGTCAGATACAACCGTCACAGGGGTAGGGGTAGCATAAGAAGCCTCTAACTTCTTGACATCATCAGAGATCATCAGGCTTTTTAATACTGAAGTGTTTGGTATGTCCTTAAATCTGGTCTCCAACCTTTGACGGATTATCCCTGTAAAGGATATGGGCTTGCGTGCTTTCTTTATCCCCTGATAGTAGTTGCGGATAGTGGCAAAGTCAATGCTTTTAATTCCTTCAAATGCCATGTATTCTTTCCCTCCTGCCGGACCGTTAAACTCAAGTACTACCCGTTCATCAATCTGGGTGCTGTTGACATAAGCTGTTAGTGTCTCAGATATTACCGCTGCTGCTGATAGCTCTTTCAGATATATTGCCAGTGTAGCTGTTACCGTTGCAAGTAATTCGCCAACATTCAGGATGATAGCCCCCCAGCCTTCATAACAGACCGGGTGAGTGGTATGAGTGGCAGCCCCCCCGTCCTTTGAATAGAACAATTCCAGTTCCGTGTACTCGGTGAAAAAGACTATCCAATATTCATAAGGGATATTTGAATAGATTTTTGCAACATTATATTTAAATGTCTTGCAGGCAAAAAGTGAAGTATTCCCGGATAAAACATAGCTTGAAAATGCGTTCTCATCACCAAAGGCCGGGATATTCCTGTGAACGGCTGACAGGGCAGAAGCCCCCGCAGTTGTCACACCTGATCCGTCTTCGTATATCTCTGTGAACTTAACGAAATAAGGGGCTAAAGGATTGCCGACAGTGGTTCTGTTAGTGGTAATCTTATAACAGATGAATGTTCCGGTAAAGTTCAACTGCCCTCCATAAGCTCCGATGATGATCTGTCTGGTTGCTGTTGTTATCGGCATAATGATAGCTGCCCTGTTAATTGTCAGTGCGTGCCAGTCGTGTTCTGTAACGCTATTATTGACAGCCGGGGTATTAACTCCTGATGTGGCAAAGTCAACACTATACACCACATACAACTCGCCAACTGTCATGGCAATATCATTGCTCTTTAGGAATACCGGATCTGTGCTGGCTTCAATAGCTCCTGTTATCTGAGCCCCGGAGCTGGTAAATGTGTCCCACGTACCGGAAGCAACAGACCAGCCTGTAATAAGATTGGAGCCAACCGATCCGGTCTTAACAATGTCCCCTGAATCTCTGGGAAATAGCAACCCCGGAACCAGCGACTTGAGTATATCTGAGAAGTCGAAATCTGCCAACCCTTTGGGCTTTTCAATGATAGCCTTAACAATTCCCTCATGGTAGATGTCAGCCCGGACCCGAAGATTAACGTGTGAAGCATCTTCCGATAGTGATGTTGTCACATTGAAGGCAGCTGCATTGTCAATTCTTGCCGGGGTGCTATTTATTGTTAAGCTCATTTATTTAACTCTATTTGCCATTTCGCTAATGTCGCATCAAGGTGAACTGAGATCAATTCGGTCGCCCATTCCCGGACCGCCTCTGTGATCCTATCTTCATTCTTCCTAAAGGCTTCTTCGATCCAATCTTTTCTTTTCCCGGTTGTTGAAAATGAATAACTTCGATTGGTCGGCATACCCTCTTTCTTATGGGTGTTAGCTATCGCAAAGGCTATCCCTAAACTTTTTCTGTCATCAGATATATTCATCCGTGCCTTAACGTAGTTTTGAAGGCCCTGAATATACTTGCTCACACCTCCCCTTCCGCTTCTGCCTGAGTAAGGAATCCGTGCCGGCTTGACACCGGCAGCAATGATATTCCCATAGAATGGTGCAAGCCCTAAGAGCGTGAGTGAAGTAGCATCCTGTTTGATCTGGTATTCGATTTCCTTCACAACCTTGCCAGTCATGGAATGGCCCTGAGATTCCCACTCATCCATGAGAATTTCAGATAGGGTCTGCTGTAATTTTTCAACGTCGGTATATGTCACGCTTGCCATCAGCAGAACATTTTTAGTTGAACATCTTTATAAAGGATCCCTATCTCAGAGTTACCCATTACACCTTCCGGGATGTAAGCCCCTTTGATACTGTTGATGTTAATTACCTGAAGGTTGCTTATGCTGTTCATGGCGTTCAGATATACATCAAGATACCCTTCTAAGGTGTCCCATAATGCAATCTTATCATCATAGTGAGCATCATATCTCTGAAAGGCGAAAACCGGAAGGGTAATTATCTTAACATCCTGAACGGTGGATGTACGGGCGTCCTTACTGAACTCGGTATTATCTAAGGCCCATAAGACTAACGGATATGTCTTTGCAACCTCATTGCGGTAGGTTTCCCACTCAAAGATGACCTGAGCAATGGAAGTGCCTGTTAAGGTCTGAAGACTACTTTTTAATGTTGCTAATGTCATCCTTTAATCTTTTTATTTCCTTCTTTATAAACCTTCGACCTTTGATGCATATCTCACATTTGCAAAGAGATTCTAAAACATATTCAAGTATCTTAATCTGTGCTTCAGCCTCTTTCATTAATCACTCTTTGAAAACTTACGTAATTATAGAACTCATAAATACTTACCTGCTCAACTTCCTTAACGCCTCCCATACCTCCATAACCGGCACACTCGTAAATCAATGCACGTGAGCCGTATCTTTGTATATTCGAGCCCGTATTACGACCTCTTGGATCTGACGTGGCAGCCTTCCAAATAATAGGGTAATCATTGAACAGTCGGGCAGCCGTCTGACAGTGCAAAAAAAAACACTCCACACAACAGACATTTTTATTCTCATGAACTTCTCTTGCCGGTTCAATGCCTTACGTTCATCGTACTTTTCCCTTTTCTTCCGGCAATAGATAGCCATGAATAATGCCAGCCTCTTAACATCTTCCTTAGATACCTTCATCCCTCTGAATATGTCCGATGCTTCCGTGTAAGTAATGATCGGCTCCCTCATCAGTGGGATCTCCTGATCCATTACCCTCACGGATTGAGGCAAATAATACTTTCTTAATCCTATCCTGAACTTCTTTATCTGCTCAGGCTGGTAAGGAGTCACTTCTCCCATGAAGTGAATGACCGGGGTATGGTAGATAAGAGATACAACGAAGGGCTTGAAATAAACCTCATACAAATCATTCACCTTCTCAAGAGGTAATCCTTCAATAACTTTATCCGGGATGTTGGTAAGGCATCCTATAACCTTACGATAATAGGCCGGGAATAATTCATTGATCTGCTCCGGTGTAATGTTTAGAACAGCATCAATATATTCCTCAATAGTATCAACAGAGAACTTACCATCAGCAAGGATGTAATCTTCATAGCCTTCCGGCATAGGGATGGCGGCAAGATCACAGAACCGCTGCAAGGTGACATCATCCCACCTGTACACGCCTTTGTATTTCCTTTTCCCTATCCTTATTATTATCATCTGAGCATCCTTTTGAATTGATTAACGAGCGTTTGAAGGTCATTCTGAAAAGAGTAGAAGTGAAGGTGCGGATGTCCTTTGCTTTGCGCCAACAGGTCCAGATCATTTACCCGGGTGATTATCCTTTCGGCATCTTCAATGATCGCTTCCCCTTTTTCCCTTATCTCTTTCCTAACTCCTTTATGCACTTATCTGAGTTTTCATCAAATAGCAATGAAGGCTTCCCGATGTCAGGTCTATACTGGTAATTATATAACCATCTGCCCGGTAAAGAACCCCCGGAAGCAATCCAACTGTTAAGTCATTAGTTATAATTGCTGAAATGTCAACCTCCGCCGTTCTTATCTCTGCCAGAGTGGCGCAATTAGTACCGATGGCCACACCCTTTATGGCAGCTACCACAGCACCATCGGAAGACTGAAAGCCCCATGCTTGCTTACTTTCTACAGCTGCCGTTCCGGTAATCTCATAAGATCCGCCCCGTGCAAGTGATTCATCAACCTGACTGTCATATTTAAATATCATCTTTTTATTTTTTAAGTGTTAAATCCCAAAGACATTCTGTCCCCATAATGGAGTGAATATCCAATCGGGATAATCTGTTTTGTTTGCAAATAGAAAGTTGTAGGCTGAAGGGTCAGCATTGAACACGTACGACAGGTTATCACAGTGAACAGGGTAAGGGTATTTTTCCTTATAACGTGGCGGGATTCTTCCGTACATCTCCCGCATCCTTTCCCATACGTCACATAACTTGTGCATCGGTGACACCCTTTCCCAGTCCTTGCCTGCCGGAGCCATGCTGATACCTGTTCCCATAAGCCGGGACACATCCCGCTTTACATAATTGTAATAAGTGAAATAAGCTATCAGAGATAACTTCCCGGTATTTATCAGCCCTTCCCATTTCAAAGTAATGTCCTCTCCCCGGAATGTATGGGTGAACTCAGCACCATTAACCAGATCCAAATACTTCTGTGTTTGTGGCACACCCGCAACCAGGTCAGCATTGAGCAGGGAATAGAGCTTATATCCAAGAAGACTTATTAATATCTCCTTTTCATATTGAGCCATAGCCTGTGTCAATGCCTGATCCGTGGAAGCACCATTGATACTTATCTCTCCTGTGAAATATGTTGAGTCTATGAACATTACTTCTTAACCTTTTTCTTTGCTTTCTTTACAACCTTTGGAGCCTCGATTACTTCCGGCTCGCTATTAGATTCAAAGGGAGTTGCAGAGCCCTTTTTAATTAGTATCTCTGCAAGTCTCCCGTGAATTTTCTTCCCTGATTTAAGGATAGCTTCCATTAGTCAGCTGCTTCAGGCGTTAATAACTCCTCCGGATTAAGCGCACCGACAAACCATTGTGTCGCTGATATTCCGATGACAATCATCCCGGAACCTATAAGGTGTGAAGCTGTTGAGCAAGTCACCGCATCAGATGTGGCAATGTGATCACAGACAAATGAATTGTTATTTGCTGTCATCGCTGTCACTGTGAAGTTTTGATTAGCAGTCTGGATTATGTAGTATATCACTCCCACAGTAGCAGCTGAGGCATCAGGTATTCTTACCGTGCTTGCGCCGTCTGATTTTGTCAGAACAATAGTCTTGCCCGAATGTGCAGCCGTTAAAGTGTCTGTCCCTGTCGTGTTAGTGATTACCGCTGTCTGTCTATATCCTCCCGTAACAACCCCGCTGGCTGTTATGTCAGTGAACCCGGTAGCCGCTCCCGCTGTGGATATGTCCCACGCCGAGGAGTTGACCGCCACAGTTCCGCTACCCCCTCCAAGTGAGAGAGCTGCGTTAGTAGTTCCGGTATTGATGTTAGTAGCAAAGTTGGATGAGGCATTTAGATTAACTACTGCACCCGTGATAGTTGCCCCCGCTGTTCCTGTTATCAATCCATTGCTTGTTATTGCCCCTATACCTGTCATTATACCTGTCGTACCTATCGCCCAATCGGATGAAGTTATTGCAGTCGTGCCTGTTGACCCGCCAAGCGTCAATGCTCCGCTTCCTCCCGCATCGATTGTAAGGGCTGCATTGGCGTCATTATCTGCGCTGGTAATCGTCACCGTCCCGGATGTAGGCCTTGATACTGTCAAAGTCCCTCCCGTGGCCGGAATGTTAAAGGCATTAGATGTTCTAACATCTAAGGAAGTTATCTGTGATTTCTGAACGGTGGCACTCGCAATGAACTCAAGCTTAAGCCAGTTATAATTTATGGCAGTAGCAGCAGTTATTGATTGCGGGTTGTCTGTTTCATCATCCCAAGTGGCTGTACCAATAGACACCCATGATCCGTTACTGGTTATCTTCCCATAAGCTGTAACAGATATGGAAGGGTCGCCAGAAATAGAATCGAGGACATAAGTAAATACCTGTGTCTGCATGAACTTTTGAATATTCGTGATTGTAATACTCACAGTATCATCAGCCTCAATAGCATCAGCAGTGGTGAAGGTCATCCTATTAAGGATATTTCCGCCTGTGCGGATCAACCCGGTTCTGTCACCGGAGAAGCTAACTGCCACGAAGGCAGTCAGCATTATGAAAGTGATTAAGAGTTTTTTCATTGTCTTCATATATATTTTTTATGATTCAACTTTCGTTAACTCTTAGGTTGTGATTAAGGAAACGGCAGTGTCAAGAGCATCGCAATAAATGACAGCCAGAGGGTCGCGGACAGCAAACGCAAGCCTGACATTGACTATTATAGTCTTGTATCCTTCTGTAAAGTCGTTTCCATCATATCCGATTTCCAACCTCATTTCCATCCTGTCTCCTATCTGAAGCTGATCTTTTGCAACAACCGCAACAGTATTGGCAGTTTGATTTGTATTCCTTTTGATCAACATCCCGCAGATAGCAAGAGGCTCTCCAAGCGCATCAAAAGTCACTCTCCTATCAATTTTGCTATTATCCAGCTGATCTTTTTCAGCAGCGAGAAGGCGGACGTCAAGCGGGTTAATTATGATATGATCGACAATATATTTGCTCGTTTCAGCCTGATCCTTCATCATTGACAAAACATCAATCTTACCAGCATGAGGCACTTTTGCGGCGTAAGTTGTTGCACTTGCAAAATCAGTATGCTTGCTGGCGGCATACAATCCCTTTAGTGTGGTTGTATCGTCACCTGCACTACCAAGTATTTGATAGTCGATATTGTCTTTGATTTTTGACGGGGCGACTCTTGCAATCTCATCCATTACCTGAGGAAGGTCAGCAAGAGACTCATCGGATACTCTGAATTTTGTTCCGATAGTTGCACTTACAAACTCAACTGTTTTTAACAGGAAGCTGGATTTTAAAGCTGTCGAACCCTGTGTTTTTGTTCCTGAACCATCCTGATAGTCATAAACTACGAGTATGCTCATGAATTTACCATCAATAGGCTTTACGGGCATCCAGTCAACTACATGCTGATATACTGCCAGCGGTGTGCCTACCGTCTGCGGGTCGAGCCGTGTTAATCCGACTGTATTAACATTGCTCTGAACGATGGTGCTCTGGAGCATGTCAACACCAACCTTAACCACCATTTCAGGAGTGTTTTTGTTCCCCATTTTATTGAAGTACTCCTTAATGCTGAGCTTCTTAACCCCATTAACTTCCCTTTCAACAAGAAGATTAGGTACATTTTTCCCGGCCTCGACTGCTGCTGCAATAAGAGATTCCTTTAATGTCATCGGCTTCTCCTCTTTTTTATTAGAGGCTTCATTCATTGCGTTAACCGAGGCTGTTAATTTGGCCTGTTCCGCAATAAGTTTATTCACTATTTCCGGCAGCGAATCAATTTCAGGCTTGCTCAGCTTTTCAATTTTAGCATTAAGGTCCTTAATTGTTTTATCAAGGTCAGCCTTGTTGACGTTCTCTTTTGTGGAGTCAGCGATAAGCCCCTTGATCTCTTTTAACAGTAATTCTTTTTCTTCCATTTCAAATGTTTTTTAGATTGTTTAATAAATACTTGTAATCAACTTTTTGAGTGGGGGCTCCCGGCTCTATCTTTTTCAGAGTGTCCTTAATGGACGGCTCTTCTTTTTCTTCTATTGTAATCGTTGGTGTGCATGAGTTACTTCCGATTGGCACGGCTGACCCCTCGACACATTTCGCCTCAAGCACATAAAAGAAATATCCCCTTTCATCAGCCCGTTCCTTATTGGCTATCTGAGGGTAATACTTCTGCCATGCTGCATACTCATTCACATAGTCCTCATCGTTAATGGCAATATCCATCTTGACATAGAACATCCCGACTGAATGATTCTTAACCCAGCCATTGGCGTACTGCTCCAACATATAAGCGTTACGCTTTTTAAGTATTGTCGATTCAAATACAAGTGCCTCTGTATCCCCTTCAAATGGATAGCCCAGCTCTGACCACTTGTATCTTTTCGTGTAGGCTTTCAATTCCTTCCCGTCAGCTATTATCTTATCGAACTCCATTGTGTGCTCCTGAAGGTGCATGATATGCCGGTTCTCCTGAATAGTTTTATTCCAGATACCTGGAAGATGAAGATCATCATGGCTGTCCATGAAATTGGTCGTGTTGATTACACAGACTGCTTTTAGGGAGTTAAAATCTGAAGGGGCTATCTGATCCGCTTTATTGGCATTGGTCTTATAACCATAGGTCAATACGGGAGCAACCAGAATAGGACAGTCAGCCTCTTTTTTTACCGCTTTTTTCTGAGCGATGACCTTCTCCCTGTTCTCTGATAAGAACTGAAACAGTTCTTTCTTCGTTGCAAATTCTAAATTCCCGTACCGTTCCATTGTCACTTTTTTATCAGTTCATTACTCTCCATCTTCTTCTGCTTCAACTCCCGCAGCTTTCTGATCTGCTCCATTGTCTGCTTCTTCTTGTTGCTCATTGGTATTTTGATTAATCAACTTGTCACGTTCAAACTTGTATAAGTCACCCTCATCAACAGGGTCTAACTCCATAAGGTCAAGGTATTGGTTCCACGTTATCAGGTTCTGGTTATAAGCCTTCTCGGCTGATGTGACGTTCATGCTCAGTGCTGCTGCCTTTTCCTTAAAGGCTTCCTGTAAGGCCGGTATATGGGAGAAGTCCGTGTGTAACTCTAACCCGTAATTCCTTAGTCCTAATCTTTCAGTCCAGTACAGATCATCATTATCCACCTGCGGGATGACTGTATCCTGATATAGCCTTCTGACTGCCTGTGATTGATTTTCAAAGGTGGCCCCCTGTGTGTAAGTCTTATACAGTTCCGGGGGAACCTTAAAAGCATTAGAGATGATCATTGCATTATTACTGAACTCCTGATATATTCCAAGCTCGGCAGAGTTCATAATCGTTTTGATGAAGTCTATATCTGTATATGAGATTAAGAATTGCTTCTGTCCGCTCCTGATCCCGTATGTTGTTTTGAAGGTATTATCAATGTCATCTTTGGCCTGCTGACCGAGTGGTATCTGCGTGCCTGTTGCATCTTTGTTATTAGCCTTTATGATCCCCTGCATCCCTCGACTGGCAAGCAATACGTTCATTGCCTCAAACGTTAGCTGTGTATTGGTTATCGGATAACGAAGGTTCTCAAGCCTTGATGTTCCCATTATGCAAGTACCCACCTCCGACAGGTTGATGTCATTGAAGTGAATCACACGTGAAGGGTCAAATATTTTTACAGGGTTGTGATTAGTTAGGGCATAACTTTCAATGATTCCCCTGATGTCAATCTGGTCATATAGCTTCCCTGTCTGCCTGACTTGTATGTATTCGCTCGGTAAGTTATAGAGCGTTTGGATTGTCAGGATGTCGCTGTTGAGACTATTGGAAGGATTATTTGCATAGACGTAATTGTTGCCGAAGGTGTAAAACATATACTTCCGTTCATATTCAAACTCCCGGACGCTCTGCAATGGGTTCGGCCTGTCCAGAAATAACCTTCTGGCATTCTTCACAGCCTGTTTGTTAGTGTCCCAGGGGACGACTTCCCCGTTCAGGTCTGTCAGGTACTTCCTCCCATTGGCAGCTGCTGAAGCTAATATGTCTATACAACCGTACAGGACAGGATTAGAGGCAACCGCTTCCCTGTATTGGGAAGGAGAGGATAGTGACAACCATGCCGGGCTGTCAATAAGATAATGATAATTGGATGAGGTTACAGCGTTACGGCCAATACCAGAGCGCTTATTGAATAAAGATATGAAAGTATCCCAGAAACTATTTTCAGGCATTCATTGACTTTTATGCCACCAAAGTTACAAGGCATGAATGAGCTGTGAAAGGCTTGGGATGTGGTATTGACCACTTGTGGACGGTAAGTAATTAATTGGCTCTTTCTATGACTTCAATAATCCATGATCCTCTTTTCCCGGGTAACTGCCTTGCCTTATGATTACTTGGAAGCATCCCCTTTGACGCCCTGCGTCGGATAGTCCGGGATGAGACTTTGACATTCTCAAATAGAAAGGCTTCGCAATATTCCTGAGGGGTGTAGATCATAATATTACGACTTTGGCGATTCCTTTTCACGATGCTTATCAATATACTCACAAAGACATTTTAGTATATTATTACTTACCTCAACCTCTTTCCCGTTGGCATATTTCTCTGCATCACGGAGCATCTCTAACATAGTTCCAAACTCCTTCTGAACAGGAGGGATGTTTAAAATAGTTGCCACCTGATCTTTAGTGAAATCATCTCTTCTTTTCCAAAACATAGCTTTAAATATTAGTTATTAATCCTTAAATAATCCGTGAAACTTTTCCAGATAAGCAGCCAGCCCGGCCAGACTGTCGGGGGCATCGTCCTCCTTCGTGCTGGTCTTCATCAGCTTGCACACCTGAGTAATGAACCTTTCTAATGTCGGGTTGGGATTCTCCGGGAAATAGAAATATAACTTTATCAGCCCTGCATTGGCAATAATCCGGGCCATCTTATTGGCTTTGGCATACTGCCCGAACACTTCCACGGGTGCAATCAACTCCCTGACACGCCGGGAGAAGTAGGCCCCTGCATTATTAGTCTCTATAACCATGTTATTGATATGGCAGGTCTTAACTTTATCCTGCACCTGCCCTTCCTGAATAGTTAGGTTGTCAGTATCGAAGATCGCATCAAAGACATATACACGGCTTCCAAACACTCTGGCTATTGGCATGGCAAAATGATCCTCACCCTCATCAGCTGTATCAGCAAAGGCAATGGTAAAGTATTCCTGATCTGCCGGGAAATCTTTATAACGCTTCAGAGAGCTAACAGGAAAGACTTTTGTTTCATCATCCGACAGGGCGATACAATGATAGTTAGCCTGAAAGATCATCTTCGTCCGGCTGTCAACTGCCATTCTATGTTTGAGCTTAAGATACTGCTCTTTGTTCAATATGTCAGGACAGAGCATCTTGTCAGTCTCCGCATCATACACCGGCATGGATAAAACATACCATTCCCCCGGTTCTGTCTTTTCAAGTATCATCTGCGGGTCCTGCTCGCCCCATATAGTAGCACAGAATATTTCCTTCACGTCACCCCCGAGGGCAGCGTTACGGCTGGAAAACGTCCCGGATAACCAAATCCATATCTTTGCCAGTGCATTGTCAGAAAGTGCCGTTTCCGCATCTTTTACGAGGTCATCCATTATTCGTATCGTGGCTCCCTTTCCTGTCACTCCTCCACCTACTCCCACACCAAGATAATTAAAGTGCTGGCCTTCCAATGCCCACTTCTGGAATGAGGCGTTTCCCTGTTTGATCTTTGTGCCGGGAAATATATCTGAATAGACTATCTGTGATTCCAGGTTCTTAACTTCGCTGATCCCATCCCGTGTGTACCGGGAGAAGTCCGAAGCCTGAGCATCCGTGTGGCTGGCTGTTATTATTCTCTCCTCATTGTTCTTACCCAGCACCCACTTAGTGAAGTTTACAAGCGTCCTGCTCTTTCCATGCTGCGGAGCCATCCTGATCATTAGCTTATGATAGGGTTTGCCGGTTCCGTCCAGTAAGTTGTTGTAATAAAATGATTCGAGTGTGTCGCAAAGGATCTGAAGGTGTGGCCGTTCTTCCTTGTAGAAGTCCGGCTCAAGAAGGTGACAATAAGCATAAAATGAATCCTGTGCTTGTTTGAGTGATCGTTCGATCTTCAGGAACTTGCCAATATCTATAACTGCATTAATGGCTTCAGTCGTCTCCAAGTTTCTCTGATATTTCGATAAGTGCTTTTTTATCTTTCTCAGATAGCTTGGATAGATCATACCGGAAGTTAATCGGTTTGTCCCCTGATGTTACATCTGTACGGGCCAGCTTAGGAATGACATATTCCGACAGGTCGTTAATTATGCGGATAGCTTTCTCCGGGTCTTTAGCTGCAATAGTCTCAAGCCAGCCTGTAAGATTATCCAGGTTCTTTTCAATAAGCATCTGGAAAGCCTCTTTAATATCCTTAGTGGTTTTATTCAAGGCCCCCTTTGGTTTACCTCCCTGTCCTTTCTTGAATGTAGTGCTTGTTCTTCCCATATCCAGCCATATTATTAGGCAATCTTAGTCTTTTAAAAGCCCCCGGCATCCTCTCTCGATTTCGCTCAGGGGCTTATTAATCATCACCGGATAAGGCCGGGACCGTTAGTGAAAAGAGCAGGGCCGATATGACAACTATGAAAATCATGAAAGACAACCTGCTTAACCCGGTTAACCACTCCGGTCAGCCCTGCATCTTTTGTGCTTTTTAACGTTTTTTCATACTTTTTAGTTTTCGTTTGCATTGTAAGTTTTCACAATTACTCTCTTGAACTACAAATGTCGGACAATCTATTTAGAATCTTTATAGATAATATCGAATGTAATTAACTATTTGGGTATGACTTATTAACTAAAAAAGCCCCTGAAATATGCTTCAGAGGCTCATGCTGTAAGGATTACAATCGTTTTATTAATATTCTTCCTCGCCGGTAAAGATACATTTGTGCCCGGTGCTTCCGCTGATGTATTCCTCGCCCCGGCTTGCAAGATTACATTCATTATCAACAACTGTATCAAGGTCGTCAAGCTCGAAACACTCATAGCAGAACTTTGTTTTCTTTTCCTCACAGGAGAGGGTAATGATCAATAGTGCAAGTGCAAAGACAAATAATACTTTTTTCATGCTTTTCAAATTTAGTTAGTAATAATATTTAAAGATAATAGATATTCGCTTTCGTTGTCATCGTTACATTTCAGTAATTGCCGGGGTTGGTTCCGCTTTGAACTTTATGACCTTTGCCCGCTGTACCAGGTACGGGAAGATATGCTTCAGGAAGTCTGTGATTTTTTGCGCCATTGTCCTTCTCACTGGGTTTTCCCTTAGCTCAAAGAACTTTACCCTATTCGGCTGGGTTCGATATTCATAGCCCTCGTTGTCAATAAACAGGAAATAACCATTGCCAATTTCCTTCACCGTGCCATATCCTTTGAAGTAGCCGGAGAATTTCCGCTTCATAAAGGTAAACTCGATTAAACAATAGTCGCCTTCTTTCATTTGTCAAATGTCAATTAAATTCTGTATATCTTCCATAGCCTACATGATTACTCCGTAAGTACCTCCGATAATCCGGGATGATCTTGTGTATTAAGTTAAGAACCCAGCAATCTATCTTTCCCCGCCATGTTATCTTAACATCTTGGACGTACCATTTATCGAACACTTTCCGGTGGTGTTTTTCACACAAGTAGCATATTAAATATTTCAGTCCTTTCATCTTATTTCTCTTTAAACATCAATTCGTTATTATTTGCTGTGCAATAAAACCAGACGCCCCTTTATGACCACCACCGCCCCGTCTTTTAGCAATTTCAGAACAATCAACTTCTCCATTGTCATTATATAGTGAATAGTTGTATTTGCCATTTGCATACCAAAAACAGGCAAAGCCATGATAACCATCGTTATGGTAATTAATACCAAAATTTATAGGGTTGAACCTTTCTTTATTTACACACGCAAAAAGTCGACCATCCAATCTAATAGTGAATCTATTTGCATATGCTTGCTCTGCTTCAGTGCATAAGAATTTATAAATACCTTTACCGGCTTGCAACAGGTTATCAATAGTCATCTCAGAGGGTATGGCTATTTGCCCTGTTTCATATTTAAGCATTTGATAACAATCCGACAGATTTTTTAAGTAAGTTCTTGCAGCAAACTGAAATTCTAAAACTTTTTGTTCTTCATCCGTACCCTTATGCCCAAAGCAATCATAACGACCAAGCAACCGGACTATTTCAGGCATTTTCTCTCCTTCGAAAAAATATTCCCATGTTAACTCACAGGCTGCTTTTTTCTCGTTTCGTAATCCCTTATAAAAAGGTAATGGCTCTGACTCAGCAATATCCTTAATTGCAGAGATATGATGATCAATCCATATTAATTTACTGGAGATTGATTTCATTACCTCACGAGGGAAAGAAATATCGACCATAACAACCTGATCATAGTCTTTCAAATCTGGGATCTGATTACCGTAATCCCATCCAAGTAGTCCAATGCCTGCATAAGCAGCCTTAACAATAGCACCGGACATCCATCCGTCTAAATCTCTTGAGTGATAAATACATAGTACCTTCATAACTTTAGTTTTAGTTTTAGTTTTATTTCTCTTTAAACATCAATTCGTTTCCCGTCAGCGCATACTGTTGCGCTTAGTGTGTTCATAGCTTTTAAATTTATTTAAGTTGATTTTCTGATTCTATTTCATCAATTAATCCTATGATGATCATTTTTTCACGGGCGTAATAATCCCATTTTACACTTTTACTGCTGAATCGCTGTGTCTGCCATCCGTCTTGCATAACTGATGTTCTGCACTTGTTAAGTTGCTTTTCAACATTTGCCAGCCTCTTTTTTAATTTTTGTAAGTCGGTTTTATCAGTGTTCATTTTATTGTTTGTAAATTATTAATCCAAAATCCTTCTTGCCTATATCTTCCCTGCCCCAGACAACTACATTAGATTTGTAGTCGGATGAAATACCAAGCTTAGTCTTACATCCTTTACACTTCTTGTAAATCAACCCATGCTTGCTTTTATCCAGCTGATTGTAATAGTCATCTTCCGTATGCAGACACCCGCATTTCGGGCAGTTAAAATCTGTCTTGCATAAACAGATTATCCCGTGGCTGTCTCCGATTTGAATACTTTTGCAGTTACTCATAATAGCTCTGGGGTTTCGTAAATGTTAGCAATTACTTCGCAATGGTTAAGTACATCTTCCTGCACTTCATCGTGTTGTGAAAATGGCATTATCACTTCTGGAAACATGCTTCCAAGTATATTGTATCCGAAGCTGCCATTTGATGAATTGAACTTTACAACCATAATAGAATCCTCCATTATATAGCCGGGGTGCTGTGTGTATTTAAGCACATCCCCCTCATAAATCTCTTTGCCGTTCTTATCCTTCAAGCCTGTGAACTGCATCACCGGAGTATCTTCAGGATAAATCGTATTGTACGGATTCATCGAAGCAGAATCCTTTTCATCCATACCTTGTACATAGAAAGCACCAATGAAGCCAGCCATAATGTTATACTCCATTTTCTGACCTGTCCAAACTCGAAACTTAATTTCTCTTTTCATAATTATCTGTTGTTAATTGTTAGTTGTCTGATGTCGGGGAGCTATAAACCACCGGGGCGACCATCCGCTTCCCATTCTTTAATATCGGCAATAACATCTTTTGTCATCATATCAGCCCATTTCGTTGCCTGATTAATTTCTTCTTCTACTGCTGGTCTGTCAGGGTTGATATTTATTGTAAACCATTGCATTTGAAATAATATATTCAGCCTTGTTTTTAATGGCATTTGCTGTAATATCTG